TATTCTACCTCTACCGTCTTACCTTCTACCCCTCTATATTCTCTATGAGGAACATTGTGTCTAGACATAGCAGATTCAGAAGCCATACCGTAAAATTTCATCTTTCCATCTATGATTTCTCCATCACACTCATCATGTCCTGATAACATTCCACCAATCATTACAAAGTCTGCACCTGCAGCAAATGCTTTTACAATATCACCAGAAGAATTACACCCACCATCTGCAATAATATGAGCATTTAACCCATGTGCTGCGTCTGCACATTCCATAACAGCACTAAGTTGTGGATAACCAACACCTGTTTTTATTCTTGTAGTGCATACAGATCCTGGTCCTACACCAACTTTGATAATATCTGCACCTGCTAAAATTAGTTCCTGCGTCATGTCTGCAGTTACAACATTTCCTACGACGATTGTAGCATTTGGTACTTTCTCTCTTAAAGTTTTTACTGCGTCTATGACTGATATAGTATATCCATTTGCAACGTCAATACCCATAAAATCCCATTTTGAGTTATTATCAGCTAAAGTGTCTATATCTTCTAATCCACCCATCATACAAAGATTTTTTCCTTTAAACGAGTTAATACTATTTTTTAGATAGTGTCTAGCTGGACTAGTAATCATCTTGTGTTTAGACAATACTTTATACATTTCTGGTGTTCCGACCGTATCCATGTTTGCGGCCATAATTGGTACACCAGTCCAGTTTCTCTGACTGTGGAGAAAAGTATATGTTCTCGTCATGTCAACGTCATACCTAGATGTAAGCGTAGATCTTTTTGGCCTGATAAGTACATCAGAATAATCTAATTTTTTTTCGTTCTCAACTCTCATTTACCATAACCCTAATATTCTCCCATTACCTATAATTATAAACATGCATGTAAGTAGATGAATTATAACCCATATCGATCTTACAACAAGCATAGGCCTATCATAAGGTTTCGTTTTGTCATCAGAATAAGAGCCTAATGAATATAACCATACTTTATATAAATTCAACATTAGCCATAATTTCTGTCATACATGCAACAACATTTAGTTCATGATCAGCGACAAAAGCATTCTTGTATTGATAATCTGCAAGTATCAGAACTAGTTGAGGAACAGATTGTGGTTTACACTTATCAACCATTCTGTCATATATCCCTCTAAATATAGCTGCAGCATCTGTATCAATGTTGTTGGTTACCCATGATCTCATTTTCTTAAAGTCTTTGTCCTTTAAGAACTTAAATAAGTTATCATAAGATTGATCGCCTAAGTGTACAAGAATACCAGCATCAATTCGTCCACTGATTGAGTATCTTTGTAATTCATTTAGTACTCTACGCCAGTCTGGAACGTACTTCATAATAAGATCAACTATGACCATTTGATCATAGCCTATGTTTTCATTATCGAGTATTTTTCCAATTCTTTTTAAGAACTGCGCACATAAACCTTGTAAGTCTTTCTTACTCGAATTAAACTCATACACAGAACATCTTGAATGAAGAGGTTCTATAATACGATTTTTAAAGTTACAAGTAAGAATAAACCTGCAGTTATTAGAGAACTCTTCAATAAATCCTCTAAGTGCAGGTTGCGTTGATTGTGCGTTGAGATAATCTGCCTCATCAAGTATTACTACTTTGTATCCACCTTGTAAAGATACAGATGAAGCAAACTGTTTTATTTTAGTTCTAAGTGTGTCAATGTTTCCTTCTTCAGATCCATTGATCAGAATATAATCAAGACCGAGCTCATTACACAATGCTCGGGCTACAGTAGTCTTTCCTGTTCCAGCCGTTCCACTAAATAACATATTAGGAATCTCTGCAGATTCCACCATCTTTTTGAAAACGGTCTTGAGATTTTCTGGTAGGATTGTTTCTTCAATAGTTTTAGGTCGATACTTTTCGACCCACAAGAAAGTATCTTTCATAATATAACCAATCCTTTTTTTTATTAAGCTTCGGCTTGTTCCTGTTTCCAAGCTTCAACTACTTGTACACCTTGTGTACATTGATCACGAAGATTTCCTATAGTAGAAAGTTCTTCTCCGCGAAATCCGCCACGTTGTGTGACAGTATCAATAACCGCAATAGCGCTTCGCGAGATTTGATTTAAAAGCTCCATGGCTTTTTTTGTGTCCTCGCTCACTTCAGGGGTTTCAGTTTTTTCAGCCATTATTTAGTCTCCATAAGTTGATGATTTTTCAAGGGCTATCCAGTATTCAACGTTAGTTTGTTTAAACGATGAAATAAGTTTAGTAGAAATAGATACTTCGTAATCTCCACCCATCATCTTTAAGTTAGGAACATTGAATACAAATGAGTATTTATTAAGTTTAGATGTACCTGGAACATCAATAGAAAAGTTATTAGCAGTCGCGTTTTCAGATGACGTAACAGTAAGTGTTATCGAATCACCTCCTCCAGGAGTAACCACTAATTCACTGTGACCTAGGGCGCCAGAAGCACGCTTGATCTTATTAAATGTATCTTCATCAAGAGTAAAAGACACGTCAGCTTCAGGCATTGTAACTGACTTAGTAGGTGCTGTCAGCATTTCAATGTCCGAATAAAAGTATTTTACTTTAGACCTACCAGTAGAATCACTGATAAGAACAAAGTCATTATCAAACTTGAGGTTAGGTTTATCAACAAGTCCTAACACACCAAGAAATTCGTTGAGATCATACACGCCGAATTTTTGAGAAAAAGATGTATCTTCTAGAGTTGCAGTAGCTAATATGTTTTTAGCTTCTGAAATAGTCTTAAGTACATTACCTTCTTCAATAACAATATTTGAGTTAATACCCGAAAAGTTCTTGAGAACTGAAAGGGTTGATTCATTTAGTTCCATTACAAAATCTCCATTTGTTCATGCATATACTATTATACCACTTTTTTATATAAATGTAAACCACTTTATGCTACTAATTTACTAAAATTTCTATCTTTTACAAATTCTAGTTTTTCTTTGAACTTACCGTCAAGTATATCACCTTTGTGAGATATGACAAATACGTTCGTATTATCATCAAGCGTATTTAATATTTTCATAAGATTATCTACACCATCATGATCCAGCGATGAGTCAAAAGTTTCATCGAGAATAAGTAGGTTGGTTGCAACAGAGTTTTTCATCTTAGCAATCTGTCTCCAAGTAAACAACAGAGCCAGATCAATACGTTGCTTTTCTCCTTCAGAGAATGAGTCATATGAAAACGAATCTCTATGACGTGATCTAATTGTTTCTTGAAAACTTTCATTTAGATTAAAGTGTACGAAAAAATCTAGTACTTGTAAGTACTGATTTACAAGCTTGTTTATAACTGGTACATACTGCTTTATTACCTTTGTCTTTATTCCAGTATCTTTCAACATTTCTGACATCACGTTGTTGTAAGAGTACTCTTCATTTAAGCTTAGTTTTGTTTCAAGGAGAGAGTCTCGTTCTTTCATAATTAATTGAAGATCTGCATTAGCCTTTCCTAAGTCTCCTTCTCTGGAACTAAGTTTTTCAATATCAGCGTTTAGTGTTTTTACTTGATTCTGTAGTGATTCTATAGTTTTATTATTGCCATTTATTTCTGACTGATGAGTTCTCAACTCTTCAGACATTTGACCCCATGTGTCTAAACTGTCGCTATTAGTTGTACCAATGCTTGATAGTTTTTCTAGTGCTTCGTTAATTTCTTTAGCCTGTGCTTTCATCTCATCAATCTTTTTATCCTTAAACACTTTGTCAATTACTTGAGTACATGTAGGACACGTATCATTCTGTTCATAAAACTTAGATTCCTTTACTATATTTTTAATAGCAGCATGAGCTTCTGATTGATTCTGCATGATAGATTGTTTTTGATCATGTAAAGTTTTAAGTTGTTCGGCTACCTCATCAGAGTGTTTTATAATAAAATCTGAATGACCAGCATTTTCATTATTTAAGAACTGTATTTCATCATGTATATCATCAATCTTCTTGTTCTTATCCTTTAACTCATCTTTGTTTATCTGTGTAATATCTCTTATATATTTTTTCTGAGACTCTATATTGTTGTTTTTCAGATCCATCTGGTGAGAGTTATCTTTTAGGTTATCTCTAAGAACAGTGTTCTTTTCTTTTATTATCTGATTCATTTTTGAGAATATATTAATGTCCAGAAGATCCTCAATAACATCTCTTCGATGGTGAGCTGGGAGCTGCATGAAAGGAATGAAGGAAGAAGACCCCAACACTACTATCTGATGAAAACTCTTATGATTGAGTTTTAAGATGTTTTGCTCGAGGATCTTCTGGTACTCTTTGGAATGTGATGATTGATTGATCATATCACCATTCTTCCAAATCTCAAATGTGTTAGGTCTTATTCCACGTAACACTCTAAACTTTGACTTACCTATTGTAAATCTTACTTCAACTTCACTGTTTTTACCATTAACGCTGTTGATAAGTTGATTCTTTGTAATTGCTCTATGAGGTTTACCGAATAGGGCAAATGACATCGCATCAAGAAGAGTCGACTTACCTGAGCCGTTATGGCCAACAATGAGAGTCGAGTTAGTCTTGATTAGATCTATTTCTGTAAAGTTATTTCCAGTTGAAAGAAAGTTCTTCCAACGAATGTGTTCAAAAATTATCATACTATTTCTAAGGCCTGTGCTTCACTTAATAAATTACGCATGTTTGATTTCAATCTATCTTTATCGAGTTCTGTATCAACAGCATCTACATAACTGTCAAGAAGTTCAGATGTATCTTCTACAGATATACCTTCGTCTTCTACATTTTCACCAATAAATTCATTGAAATTTTCTGCTATCTTGAGTTCGTGTATCTTCCTATTATGTATTCTATCAACAAATGTGTCGAATGTAAATAGGTCATGTTTATTTATTACAACTATTTTTACAAATTTATTATCTAACTTTTCAAAATCATATGTACTATAATCATGTTTGCTATCATCATATAGAATTTTTTGAAACAAAGTGTTTGGGTTCTTAATCATCTGTACTTCACGTGTTTCTGTGTCGACAATATGAAAGCTTTTTGTATCATGGGCATCAGACCAAAAGAATTCCATTTGACTTCCTAGATACCAGATGTTATCCTTTTTAGATGAGACGTGATAGTGCCCAGTCATTACAAGCTCAAACTTTTGGAAAATTTTTCTATCCATACCATCATGTGCAGTGATACCTCTCATCATCTCAAAACCTTTTAGTTCAAGATGTGCACCCATCCAGTCAGCTCTACAGTTTTTGATAAAATTCATAGACTGATCATAATTTTCATTGCATATCCAAGGGAGAAGAGCCATTCTTAATGATCCGTACTCCATTACTCTTGGTTCCATTACTATATTAATCTCATTCATATAATGTCCTAGACACTCTTTTAGTGCGTTAAGATCATTTGTATTTTTGTAATACGTGTCATGATTCCCCGGAATAATATCCATAGTCATTCCAAGTTCTCTTAACCTATTAAGAAAGTGTTTACGATTATGATTGAGAGCTCTAAAGTTAACAAATTTTCTGTGATCGTAGTAATCACCTAAGTGTACAACCTGCTTAACATTATTTTTAATACAGTTGGGGAAGAACACTTCGTCCCAAAACTTTGCTGCATTATTTAAAAAAATCTCAGACGAGTTTCTAATACCGCAATGGGTATCATTCAAGATAGCAATTTTCATGTATGTTATTCCAAAAAGTCAGTGAGGTCAGAGTCAACGTTAACGGCACGTTTTTTTCTTTTCTTCGGTTTATTTTTATTAGCAAAGGTTTTTATCTCAAAGTCATGAGCCTTTACTCTATCTATACGATCCTTAAGTGTATCTACAAAGTGAGCTGCCACATTCGTAGCAATATCATCTCCTTCAGCCTGAAGAAATGCTTCGATTCCAGATTGTGAAAGATACTTTTCTTTTATTTCTTGTTGCTTCTTTTCCTTTGTTATTCTCCTAAGGAATGCATACCAAATAATCTGAGTAAAATACGCGAAAGCGTTAGGTTTTCCAGTTCTAGTAGCAGCATTTATATCATAATTTTCTATAGCCTTAAGACAGTTTTCTACTGCATCCATAACCATTTCTTCTCGATATGTGTATCGAATAAAGTTTGACTTATGAGATAAGTTTTCTGCAATCTTAAGAAAAGATACTGCAATATAGTCAGGAACGACAGGAAGTTGTGATGCAGCAGACTTTGCAGTCTTAACTACAGTAACATAATCAACTACAGCCTGTGAAAATTCTTGATTGTTTATATAGTGGACGTTTCTGGATTTTTTTGCCATATTAAAGTTTCCATTTCAATTAATATAATTATACAACAGTTTGGGCGAAATGTACACCCTTTTTCTTCAAAAAAAAAATTAAAAATAATGCATTTTTTCCTTTACTTTTCACGCGAGTGTGGTATAATAGTAGTATTACTACTGAGGGGGAGGATAGTATCTAGTGTAATTTCGATCTATCGATAGACTTAAAGTCGATTATGTTCGAACTATTCGAATCCAAACTCTCGGGGTCATAATCTTCTAGACTTGTACCTACGTCTTCTTCACTAGGTTTCATATAATCTGGATTATTTTCTAGTTCTCTAATTTTCTTCAATGCTTTCTTATACTGTGTTAATAATTCTTCATGAGGGTGTGTAGCAGACATGATATGATAATCATTTAAAGATACAAAGTGATCTGTAGCTTCTACATATGTCATCCACGGTTTAAACGTATATAGTGTTTTTTCGAAATTTACGTCTATCCTGATGACGCGCAGAGGCGTGCGAAGAATAATCTCTTCTTCGTGATCCTCAATTATTTCAGCAATGATCTCTTCACCGTCTGAAAGTTTAAACTGTTTAACGTTTTCTGCTATTGGTATCTCCATTAGTCATCCTGTTCGTAAATATAAGTTTGTTGGTGAACTTTATCATGCTTTTTCATTTTCATTCTGTAAAGTACCATATTATACTTAATTCTGATTTTCCAAATAAGTTTTCTTATAATGTTCATAGTACAATTCTGCCATTCTTGTGTGTCCGTCTTTATTTAATAGATCGTCTTTAAAGTATTTATAATCATTGTCGCTTCCATCTGACACACTACGAAGATGCTCTAGTAGCCCAGGTTCTGTTTGCGGATATCTCAACCATGACTTTTCATGTAATCCCATGTACACTGGAAATTTCCAACCGGGATTCTCTGGATTTCTATCGCGATATGATATCGCAGCATCACCGTATAAGAAGTCATAAGCTGATTTTCCAAACAATGGATCATCACTAACTTTTGTTACTTGCCACACTAACCATTCGAAGTATGTTTTGTAATTAAAGTTCCAGTAAGGCTGAGGAGGCTGACACCTGTCATGATCCTTTCCTAACTGTTTACAGTAGCTATGTATTAAATCAATATCAAACGGTTTTTCCCAGCAAGCAGCATTAAACTTAATATTGTATCTATCACATAACTTCTGTATTACTGTCAGATGATTTAAAAAGTCCCCAACGGCGCGCATATTCGCAAAATATTTTGTATACAATCCTTTATAGTCAAAAAGAGAATGTGCAAAATTTTCTGCTGCTTTTTCTTCTTTAGTTTCAGCTTCTCCCTTAAGTATCTTATTACCATCAAAAAAGTGATATTTTTTTAAATCCCATTTTCCTAAGTGCGTTAAACCTAAGAATATAGCGTCAATTTTTTCTGGATCTTTTAATAATTCAAATAAGACGTTTTGTGTAATAGTATGATTATTTACCTTTTCTCTACACAGATTAATCAGATTATAATCTAAGCCGGATTTACCACACAATAATTTGGCCCATTCGTCTTCGTATGGTGCCGCTACTATCGCCGTCTTTTTTTTATTACCGAATAGATTCATACTCTTCCAAATAATATTTTGCTATACACTCTTGTCCATATGCGTTAGGGTGAGTGTCTATTGAACTTATTTTATACTTTTCTCTACCTTCAGCCCAACTTCTAGTCTCAATCTCATCGTATATTGTAAAGCCACCCGCATCTTTGAATATTGGAAAACCTATCCAACCCTTTGGATCGACATCATTAAAGTACTCGTTATTTAAAAAGGCATCCATAGATGTCTGATGTATTTGTAATAGATATGGATTTCTTGCATCTGCATCTTTTATCTCATCTTCTATCATCATCCTATACATTGCGCCAATATCCATATTTAATAAGTTACCTTGAATTACTGGAATGTTATATAGCTTGCAGATCCTTTGAAGTATTACTATGTTCTTAAAAACATCTCCGTACAAGTGTAACATAAATTCTTTACTGAGAGTTTTATTTTTCCATCCACAATCTAAGAATATTTTGTTAAGTGGCTGGTGTGCATCTTCCCATTCATTAGCTTTTCTCCATTGGAAAGCATGTGGCTTCTCAACCCCATCTTCAAATTTTCCACCAAGCAATCTACCTATAGCAGTAAAATCAGCCAACATATTAACTCCAGCACCATGAAAATACAATTCCCTCCAAGTTTCACTCCACCCAACCATCACTACTTCTATATCTTCAGGGTGACTCACGATATGCGGCATCAGGCTATCAACAATATATTTGTATCCCATACCGTTTCTTCCTAGATTAATAGCTTCTAGACCTAGTTTGTCCGCAACTATCTCTGGCCACTTAGGCCAACTGCAATCCATTTCCGGATGTGGTCCGGAAACATAATTAGGATTTGTATAACTACACCCACTAGCTAAAAGATATTTACGCCGTGACATGTTTATGAAACCATTCTGCTATAATATTGTGTCCAGTGTCGTTTGGGTGTCCATCAACATCACTGATACGATGAATCTTATCTTCTCTGCGCATACCAACTCTAAGTACATCTTCCATTGCGGTACCTCCGAGTTGACATACAAACGGATACCCTAAAAAATCTTGTTTATAAGGATTTTTTTCTATGTACTTAAAGACTTCATGATTAACTATATGGTTCATAATCATTTCACTTTTTTCTGCTCCTATAGTTTCAACTTTAAGTGGATCAAGTATCTGTATGGCGTGAAATTTTATTTGTCTCAGAGCACAAAATTCTGAAAGCATTCTTATGTGCCTTAATGTATTATCTATAACGCACTTAAGAAAGTACTCATCTGGTTCTTCTATCTCAGTAAAATATTTTAATACTTTTTTTCCGTATCTCTTTTCAAAAGTATGTAATCCAGGAAATCTTCCGTCACCCATAGTTTGAGCAGTATAGAAGGCTATACTCGTGTCTATATGTTTTGTCTGAAGATCTATCCTGTACCAGTCAGAAATACCTAACACAACCCTGTCAACTTTCTTACCCATTATCTGATCAAAAATTTTTTTTACAGATCCCGGAACAGAGTTGCCATTATAACCAGTGTGAATTAGCTTTTGATGTTCAGAAAAGTTAAGTTTTTCTACCCATGAGTTCCATAATATTTTTTGAGATTCTTTGGAAATATTTTTGCGAGCTAGAAAAATCTTTCTAGGAGTACTCCAACTACAGCCTCCGGTAACAATCACTTCCATTTAAAAAACCTTAACCTTATATTTCTTTTCAAACTCTTTCGCGTCATCCCAATTATCAACCATTGGTTGTCCTTTTATATTTAGGCTTGTATTAAGTAACATAGGACACTTCGTTTGTTCATACCATTCTTCAAGTATTGGCCGTATGACAGACCCACAATCTTTTTTTACTACCTGAACTCTCGCAGTTCCGTCTACATGAGTTACAGAATCATGGTCATGTTTTGCTTTTGCTACAAACTGCATATATTCATTCATTGGTCCTTCAAAGTATTCGTCAGCAAATTCTTCCAAGATCGCAGGCGCAAAGGGTCGAAATTCCTGTCGTTGCTTAATTTTATTGACTGTGTCCTTAATGTCTCTTCTAGGGTCTGCAAGCAAACTTCTATTACCAAGAGCACGAGGCCCAAACTCAGCACAACCATGTGCAACACCGCAATAATTATAGTTGCGCAAGTAATTAACGATCTCTTTAACATTTATTTCTCTTTTGATATTAGTACCTAAGTATGGATCGATCCAATTTAATTTTTTGCCATAAGCTAGCGCTGCCGCACCAAGTGACGATCCACAATCACCTGGATTCGGCATTATCCATATATGTTTTCCTAGTTCTGCGACTTTAGTGTTTGCTACACAGTTTAAAGCAACACCACCCATCATTATTAGATTCTTGTGTTTACAATATTTTTTTACTAAGTTAATTATCCTGTCTTCTACTACAGCCTGAGCAGATGCTGCTAGGTCTTCTTTCTTGTAAATAGGTAAATTAAACTTGTCTATACCTTTATGACAGTTATGAAATTCCATAATGTTTTTCATATCTTTTACATAATTAGGTTCACCATAAGCAGCCATTCCCATTGTAATGTATTCATCTTCATTTGGCTTTAAACCTACAACTTGTGTGATAGCAGAATAAAATAATCCTATGGAGTAAGGGTACTTATAACTCCGTATCTTTTTCATCTTAGGTTTATCATTTTTCATCCATGCTTTCCAAATAGAAATAGTATCCCATTCTCCTATAGAATCAATAACAAGTATATTACACTCGTCAAAACTAGATGTGTAAAATCCGGCAGCAGCATGTGTCTGGTGATGATAAAAGGAAACATCATATTTGTGTCTATTAGGTTTCCATCCTTGTCCAGCGTATAATTGGCGTGTTCTTTTTAACCATGGCTTTTCGAAAAAAGCAATTTTATCGGCTTTTATATCCTTTTGCTTCTGGTGTAGCCATCTATCGTTTTTAATTCGCGAATATCTTTCTGCATGTGTGGCTGAAATAATTTGTCCATTTTGTATTAAACATGCTCCAGCGTCGTGAAATCCTTCACTTAAGCCTAATATCTTCATACAACTTCTCCGTGAAATGGTTTAGCAAACTCTTTAGTAGGTTTATATAATTTTTCCATATTACCATACTCATCATAGAAAGAAAATGAATCTTCTCCTTCGTCATATCGCGTAGACTTAACCCAAGCAAATCCTTCAGCGCCGTGTTCTAGCGCTAGATTTTCTATTTTCTGTAAGTAGTCTTGATTGTGTCTATGAATTACTGTGAAGCTTTTAGTGGCTCCGCCACCATTAGTAAATGCTTGCATATTTTCAAGTAATTTTTTAAGAGACGTTTTTCTTCTATATTTAGCGTGCATTTCTTGTGTGATACCTTCAAGCGCAAACCATACAGAAACACTTTTTCCTAATTTACCTAGATCGTACCACCACTCTTTACTTCTTATAGAACCATTGCTGAAAATAATTACCTCTGAATTATTATTGTTATCTAGTATATATTTAGTCATTTTAACTAAGTCTTTATTCATAGCAGGATCTCCAAAAGTTCCACAGAACTCCCACCTTCTAGTTCTCTCAATCATTTCTTTATTGTATACTGATTTGAACTCATCTATAGACCACTGTATGAGAGGAAGCCAGTTAACCTTTCCTAATCCAGGTTTTAGTCTCTCTGTTCTATGACACGCAGGACATGCTGCATTACAAAAGGTTGATATGTCTAGCCATATGTCTAGTATACCTTTTTCATATACTTCTTTGTATGATGTCATATTTCAACTTTTACAACCTTATATTTAAATTTTTCTTTTTTATAAATTTTAAGTCGTTCTTCTGCGTGAAGAAGTGTATAGTTCTTCTTTGATTTGTGCTGAAGATTATCAGCTACATCATATAGTTTGGTAGTTTTATCATCTTCTGTCTTTCTGAGTCCTCGGCCAATCGATTGTAGTACTCGTATCTGGCTTTTACTAGGCGATGCAAAGACAATGTTGTGCAAATTACGAATATTAATACCAGTACTGAAAGTCCCAAGACTTGCAACAATGATAGCATTTTTCTGTCCTTCTGTTATTTTTCTTATGGCTTCTCTGTCTGATGTTTCTGTAGCACCACTTACAAAGAATATCTTTCTATTTTCTTCTGCCTTATTATTTATTAGATTATATAGTGGCTTTCCGTGTTTTTCTACAAATTGAAAAAGCACGAGCGTATTACCGTCTTGATCAAGTGCTAGATTTCTTATGAACCTATTTCTAGCTTCATGTTGTATAATAAGATCTACCTCATCTTGATATTTTAATCCGGTTGCCATTTTTCTAATATCTGCATCATAATTTAACTGCAACATAAAAATATCTAGATCAG